TTCCATTCCCGAAGATTGGGTGAGGATGGTCTGCGATTTTCCTGACATGACGGACCGGGAAATTGTTGAAGTAGACGAATGTTATAAGACTGATGGTGGTAAGGTCAATATAAAAGGTTATCAAGCTATTGATGCCGTTCTTGGTGTAAGGGAACAGTATTATTATATTGTTAAGACAACGGACGCCGCCTATCCTCAGTGGACGAGAATAGATAAGATACCTAACGAATGGACGAAAACCGAATGCGATTTTCCTGATCTTACAGAAAGACATATTATGTCCGTAGATGAATGTTATACTACTCCTGGTGGTAAAATACATCTTGGTGGATACAGGTCGGTAGATAGCATAATAGGAGTCCGTGACGAGTATCTTATTGTCTTAGAAACGACCGACCCTGATATACAAAGAGGCGACACATTCAGCAAAATACAAGAAGGATGGCAGCGTATTGTTTGTGATTTCCCTGATGCTACTACATCCGATACAGAAATAGTAGAAAACTGTTATAAGACGGAAAAGGGTAGGGTTCAGATCCGAACATACATAACAATGGACGGATACGGAAATACGAGGGAATTAAGACATATGGTTCTTAAAACAACCGATCCGGATTACAATATCGGATCCAATATCAATCAGATACCGGTAGGGTGGTTAAGTATCGAGTGTGATTTTGCGTCTGCTACACAGCGCCATATAAGACAGGTGAAAAACTGCTACGTTTCTGATGCAGGGAGCATCTACGTTGAGGGAGAAATCGTTTACGACAATGACCTTGACGTGGACAAGATGGCGCTGACGGTCATGGAAAGCACTGACCCGGCGATAGCCGTAGGGACGGAGCTGGCGGTTATTCCCTCTGGCTACGTGAGAACAGTTTGTAGATGTAATTGTTGCAACCACTAAATCTTATTGTCATGAGCTGTAACGAATATTTTTTAGTAACACTGGAGTCTAAACCGACTCCAGTCCGTCATAAATACACGAATTTAACAGACGAATGGTATGGTCCTGATGGTGTTAAGTACGAAGATCCTGATACGATAGCCAAAATCGAAGAACAAGCTACAGATAAGAATCGTATAGGGGATAACACTTTATATCAGAAACTTATTGAAATACATTCTCAAGGAGAGTCAATAAAATCAGACATCGGAGACATAGGTCAGGTATTAGATTACATAAATGGGGAGGAAGTGTAATGGGAACCATATCAGATAAGTTAATGAGGATCATAAATACCAAAGAGGATATAAGGCAAGCCCTTATATCCAAAGGGTATGATGTACCTACTTCAATACCTTTTAAGGAGTATGCGAAAATGATATTAGACCTGCCATGCAATGCAGATTCCTTCCCGGATATAGAAGGTATCGTAGCCAGATATTCCGCTTCTGGTCTCACTAATGAACAGATGGCTGCCAATCCCGTATGGGTTGATAAGACGGGTAATGGGCACGATATACAGTTGAAAAACTTCTCTTGGAAGGGTATGTCTGGAGTTGGTGGGTATGGCGATGAAAATCATCAAACATTCTATAAATTCACATTAGATGATTATGTCTTTATAGCTACCCCACCTGGTGTTAAGCACATGAATTTTACGTTTAGGGTAACGGGGTTACAGCCTGGAAATAAATTAACATTAGCTTTTTTTGGAACAACGAATACTGTCTACGGTACATGGGACAAAGATGGCATATATACTGTTAATTCAGCAGTAGTTGAAGTAGGTAAACCTGTATATTTTTATAACGGATATGGAGCAACCAGAGGAGAGTTTACGATTGAAATCCTTCCCCTCTACCCCGGCGCACTCGTCTTTGACGGAGTAGACGATTACGGTACCTGTGATAACTTCCCTATTCTGACTAAGGAAAAGGGATATACGGTTGTGGCGTTGAGACAGTGGATTACAAGGGGAGAAAGAGCATTAGGATTGGTATCTAATGTAAAGAATTGGCTCAAGGATGGTGCCTTCTTGTTAGAATATAGAAATATACAAGCCGATCATCTTAATAAGCCTATATCTTTTGGAGCAATAGGGAGTGAAATGGATTTACCACACATCCTTACTTATCAGACATCTAAAAGTTATAATGGTGTTTCGATTACAACTGGTAATTTTGAAGGAACAGATGTGCTACATGTTGGGAAATTAGCTCCAACTAATGTAGGAACTTGTATTAACGCTGCTATCTGGGAACTTGTATTTCTCGACCACGACGCAACCGAAGAAGAACTCCAAAAAATCCAAGACTATTACAAGCAGGAATATCCCTGGCTATTCCCCGACCAAGCATGGACAGTAACCGGCAAAACCAACGAAGATACCGACAGGGCTACCATAGCTAACATAACGGGCAATGGTAATAATCTTGTGCTGTCGAATTTTGGGTTTAGTGAGAATAGTGGGTATGGAAGTTATCCGTTCGGTATGAATGTATGGAATCCAGATTATATTGCAGATCAACCATATGGTACAGTACATTATCCAAATGATTCGAAGAGTTATGCAACAACTGTAAAAAACAATGCGACCAATTTTAGAATAAAATTCAGATTAAGAGGATTGCCAGAAGGTGGGTCTTTTTTAATACGAGTGTTCGATATGAATGATTTAAATACAGTTCTTAAGACATATACGTACACGGAAAATGGCATACATGAGTTTGTTTATAATGATCCAAATAAACCTGCCCGGATTATATTGTATAATGGAAACACTATTTCAAATATTTCAGAATTTTATTTGGATATTATCCCCGAATACGAAGGCTATCTGGTTACTGATGGGGTGGATGATAAGATAGTTTCGTCAGTTTTTGGAATGGGTAAGGATTTTACGATTGTTGGGGATTGGAAGTTTATTGATAATAAAAAGAGTGGTACTGGTTTAGTAAAAGCGTCTAGTTTTTATATCTACAACACAATGATTGGACTTGATCTTTATATTAATTCAGGATCAGTAACAAATAGTCTTGACGGAATTAAAAGTATTAATGCTGCATGTTCAGATGGTAGGGCCTATGATCGTAAT